GCTGCAGAAACAACTGGCCCCGCAAGACAACCGCGACCAGCTTCATCAATACCCACTTCGATATTGTTTGCGTCAAGATAAGGTCTTAAACTCATTTGGTAGTAAATTTAAATACTATTTCATATAGAATAACTTCAAACTCATCAACTAAGTCAGTCATTGGCATATTTTTTTCACGTAAAATTTCTATTTGTAAAGATTCGTGATTTTTTTTATCCAAATTAAAAGTTATGGATTTAGGTATTGGGAATCCTTTTTTAACTTCTTCCATCTCTTTTAAAGAAAAAGCGAAATCAACATATTCTTTAAAAGAAACAATTTTATAAACAGATGTACTCATTAAAACAATTTTTTTATTTTACCCCAAAAGGTTAATTTTTTTTCTATATGTATTTTATTAGGTTCTATTAATATTTCTTCACCTAACCCATTAGTTATTTCACGTATAAAATTTTCTTTTTTAATTTCAGTTGCGACCATATCTTGTAGCATCTTACGTTCTTCATCTTTAAATAAATTCCTATCCATTTAATAATTTTTTAAGTTCTAATTTTAAATTTTCTCTTAAACTTAATAAAGGTTTAATCATTTCTAAAGATTTTCTAAAACCTGGGTGTAATGGTGAAGGTAAAGTTTCTTCAGTAAACCAACCATAATCATCATTTTCATCTTTTTGTAATTTAGGTACTTCAAATTCAGTATCAACAAAACCAACCATAACATAATGGGTGTGACCCATAGCATTTGATGTACCAACAATTTTAATATCTTTAACCTTATTAGGGTTTAATCCAATTTCTTCTTTTATCTCTCTTTTAACAGTTTCTATTGGGTCTTCATTATCTTCCATACCACCCGCTAATGCAGACCACGTGATTGGGTAATTTACCCTATGTAACATAAAAAATTTATTACTATCTCTTGCTACAATTATTATACCTACTGATTGATACTTTTTTGACATAAATAACTTGTTTACTATTATAAATATCCAATAAAAAACCCCACTCTTTGGTGGGGTTTAAAATTTTTTAGGTTTTTTATTTACTATATTCTTTTAAACAGTGACCTGTCCAAGCTAATAAACCTAAAATTACCGGAATAATTATACCCGCACCACCCATGTAAGACAAGTGGATAACCGCTGCCGCTGACATGATACAAGAAATTAAAACAGCTCCGTAAATAGAAGTTTTAGGGTAAAGTAATAAAACCACACCAATAACTTCCATAACACCAACAAGAGCTAAGTAAGGAAGAAGATTTACAGCTGTAAAGTTGTTAACCATTTCTTCTGTTCCGATAATTTTTTGGGTTCCACTCATTAACAACATAAATGATGTTAAGATTATAAAAACCCAACCTAAATTTTTAAGTGTTAGATATTTTTTCATAGAGTTAATTATAGGTATAATTATTAATCTTGTAAAGACTCTTCGTCAATTCCGGGAGCCAATGTGTTATTATATATACTAAAATGTCTTTCTATAGCTTCTTGTATAGAATGTATAAGCCAAACAGCCCCTGAAGTTAAACAACCATCTAAGAAAACTGATATTAAACCTTTAGGTATATTGAACAAACCAAAGAAACTAATACCGTTTGTCACAATTTCGTAATGTTCTACAGGTGACCATATTAAGGCAGAACCTAAAAAACCAACCCAAGTAGGAAAACAAATCATACAAGAGAATAATGTACCCCAAAAATTAGGACTAATGTTAGACCAAAAATTACGCCATTTGGCAAAAATAGAGCTAAAAACAACTATGTTTGAAACTCCGTAAGCGATTAAAAGAAAAATTAATAATTTCATAGATTATAAGTTTTAAAATATTTATATTTGTATGATAAAAATAAGATTTTAATGGAAAAAAGAAAGCTTTCAGTGTTCGATTTTGACGGGACTTATTTTTGATTTCGATAATAAACGGGATATTTATAATAAACTCGTTTATGGAAAAGAAATACGGATATATCTATAAAATAACATCACCAACAGATAAAGTTTATATCGGTAAGACCACTAATTTAAAATTAAGGGTAAATTATTACAGAAGATTAAAATGTAAAAAACAACCTTTATTATTTAACTCACTATCAAAATACGGTTTTGATAACCATAAATTTGAGGTTATTTATGAAGGTGAAATATTATCAGAGGAATTAAATAAGTTAGAAATATTTTATATTGGGTTTTTTAATACTTTTCATCGTAACAATAGTGAAGGCATGAACTTAACTTTAGGTGGTGATGGTGGGTTAGGTACAAAAATAAGTGATGAACATCGTAAAAAAATAATAGCCTATAATAAAACAAGAACCTATAAAAAACATACTGAAGAGACAAAAAAATTAATTTCTGAAAGTAGAAAAAAAACAGGTAAAACCGAAGCTATTAAATCGGCCATAGAAAAATCGAAGGGTAGAAAAATAAAAAAATCCCAAGAATGGATTAAAAATAACGCTGAAAGTATTAAAAAACCTATCTTACAGTTTGATTTATATAATAATTTCATAAGAGAGTGGAAAAGTGCTAAAGATGTTGAGACAGATATAGGTTTGTGTAGAAAAAATATTAATTGTAATTTAAAAGGTAAAACAAAACATGCATATGGATACATTTGGAAGTATAAGAAAAACTAAATTATGTGTTTTCGACTTTGACGGAACTTTAATTTCGACGCCTATTGCATCACCAGCAAACAAATTAAAATGGGCTGAATATTATGGTAAACCATGGCCTTACTTAGGATGGTGGGGTCGTGATGAATCTATGGATACAGATGTTTGGAAAATGCCTGTTGTTAGGGAAGTATTTGATGATTATCAAAAAGAAGTGGAAAACCCTGAAAATTTAATGGTTTTATTAACAGGTCGTATAAAGAAACAAGAAAATATTGTTAGAAGTATTGTTAATGACCGTGGTTATCATTTTGATTATTACTTATTTAATACAGGTGGTAGAACTTTGAATAACAAAATAAGTCATTTAAATAGTTTATTAAGTAAGTACCCTGATATTCGTGAGGTTGAATTGTGGGACGATAGGTTAGAACACTTTAGTGAGTTTGAGGCTTGGGGTCAAAAACTTAAAGATTTGGGTCGTATTGATTCTTTTTATTTAAATAAAATTAAATCCGACCAATGGGACAAATTTGTGGAATAACAAAAAACCCTCTTTATTGAGGGTTTTTAAATTCTAGTATGTCTAATATTTTTTTATCTTTTAGAGTTTCATAAAAACTTTTAATTTCTACTGACTTTATTTCATAAGATTCTAAAACACCGTTATTAACAAGAACGTTAAACCAATTTTCTACTTTGGCTTTTGCCTGTTCTTCATCTAAAGCAGATATTTCTTTAAACCCAGTTACCTCACTATCTACATCAAAATCCTCAACTTTTTTATCCGTAAGAGTATAATCGTATTTTACTGAATAAAATGTTAAATCATTTAATGAATTCACTCTATTTTTAAAATTTATAGTTTCGTTAAACTTTTTCGGTAACGCCATTAGTTTTAGGTAATTCTTCTTCCTTAACCACTTTAGTTGGGGGTGGTTCAGGTTTATTAACTTTAAGTGTTACTTCCATTTCAGAACTAAACTTTAAACCTTTAAGTTCATCTAAAGATTTATCTTCAAACATTTTTTTAAGCTCTTCTACTTTGGAACGAAGAAGTGTCTGTTTTTGTTCCATTTCTATGTTAGCGTTAACAACAAGTTCTACATTGTCAACTAAGTCATCAATTGACATTTCGGACCAAAACATGTAACTAACGTATCCTTTATGTTCTTCAGATTCTTTACCTGAAGATTTATATTGAACGCCTTCAGCAGTTAGACCATCAATCTTCCATGTATTTTTTAAAATACATTCAACAACTGAATATTCACCTGCTAATTTTACACCTTTCAGGTAAGGTTGTAGTTCATTAAAACGTTTTTGTATCATATTAAATTGTGTACTTTTAATTCTTGGTTTGCCATTGTTAAAGGTTTATAGGGTTCTAATACAGTGTCTAAAGGAACTCTATGCATGTGATTTTTAGGGTAACCCTCAAAATTTAATTCATAGTAACTTTTACCTTTACAACGACATCTTGGATTGACTTTATTAATTACGGTAGCAATCTTACCTTCGTATAAAACTTTATCTCCTATTTTCATATAGTGATTTTTGTAAAAACTGTTGTGAATAAATAAGCTATAGATAAACCTAAAAATATGAGCTCTTGTTTTGAGAGCTCATATTTGTTAGGAACATCATCATTTCTCAGAATCATAAAGACCTTCCACGCATGTCTTAATATGTTTAAAATAGACATAAAAAACAATACATATAAAACCTTATTTGACATGGATTCAATCATTATGCTGCTGTTTTTTTCTTTGCTTCACTAATTTCAGTTCTGATATCTTTAGCTAAATTTCTGATATCTTGGAGAGCTTTTCTAGCACGAGTGCCAGCCGCTTTGTTACCTTTTTCAGTAAATTTAGTAAAATCAGCTTCAAATTCTGAAACCAATACTTTCATTTTGTCTAAATTGTTTTCTTTCATTTTTATTTTTTTTTATTTGTTGTTATTTTCTTTTGATTTAGTTAATTGGGTTACGATATTTTCCCACGTTGATATATCCGAAGATATTTCTCTCAACTCACGAACTTTTAACATAATTTCATCACTAACAACAGCCAGTGAATCTTTCAAGTTATTGTTAATTAAATTTTCTAATTCAACTTCTGTCGAAAGTTTTTTTGTAAGAAACTTTGTGCTAATTAAATCTAAGACTCTTCTATCCATAAAACATTATTATTATTTATAACAAAAAATACTATTTTTGTTATTAAAATAAATACTAATTCTGTAAAGACCTATCAAATATTTTGTATAAATCAATAAAAGCCTCTAATTCCGATAAAGTTTTCGTAACTGAGTACTCAAATATGTCTTGCCAAAACTCAAGTAATTTATTTACATTCTTTTCAGACTTATCAACTTCAGTATAAAAAGATTCTAAAAATAAAGTAAAAAAGTAGTTATATAATTCAATACTTTCAAAATATATTTTTTCTTTTTGAAATGATTCTATGACCTTTTTCCAACACCAATCAAAATGTTGCTTTATAGAATCATTATCCATTACCTCATCACCTAAATAAGTGGTAACAATTAAATCGTACAATGAGTGTGTAAAATCTAAATATAAAGCACTACGCTCAGGAGTGACATTATTTATTTTATACAGTAATAAAATGTCTTCCTTTTTCATTGGCTTTGAGATGTATTCTATGAAATCTATGGTATGTAGTTTTCCTTTCATTTGTCATAATATAAAACATATTATTTCTAAATAAATATTAGGTATAATAAAAAACCCCTCTTAGAGGGGTTTTAATTATTTTCCTTTTACTTGTCTAAACATTTTTTTGAATGTTTCCTCAGCATCTTCTTTTACAATTTTTTTATCTTCTTTTGGTTTAAAACCCCAAAGATATTTCATCTTTTCAATATCTTCATTAACTAATTGGTTGTTTTTAATGTTGGTAATTACAGGTTCACCTGTTTCAATATCACCTTCCCAAATTAATTTATATGTGTTTTCACCATCTGTAATAGAAAATTTTGTTTCGTCAATTTTAATTCTTGATGGAACTTTACTAGCTAATTTAAGAACTTGTCTTTCAGAAACTAAATTACCTTTAACTTTAAAAATATTTTCTTTTTGTTCTTCAGCCTGACCTTGTTCTTCCTGTTGTTCACCACTTTTTTCAGATTTATCCACTAATGATTTAACTCTACCTAATTGTGAGGCTTCAATACCAAATTCTTTTGCGAATAAAGCAATAATTTGGGCTTTCTCAACAGGTAAGTCTATTTTTTCTTTTAATTGTGGGTACTTAGCTAGTACAAATTTTTGAACGTAATTGTAAAGTTTTTGTACGTCTGTAGATAATTTCATTTCTTCAGTTATTACGTTATCACTTTCAATACTTTCATTTTTCTTTTCAGGTTGTTCAGGTTGTTTAGAATCTGAGTTTTTAACAGGTCTACCATTTCTAGCATCTTTGTCATATTTCATAACGTTGGTCTTGTCAGCATTTTTCTTTAATTTTTGAGCTGTAGCATCATTACCGTTAAGTTTTTCATTTCTTTCTTTGTATTTCTTTTTATCCATCTCTGAACCACCTTCTTTTTCAGCCTTATCAGCCACAACTTCCATACCACTAACACCTACATCATAACCAGTTGTTTTAAGTCTTTGGTTTTCTCCGTCAGTATTTGTTGGTACTTTTGGAGCTTCAAACTTTTCAGCGTCGTTTGGTGTTTGATATGCTTTTACTTTTTTAGCAACTTCTTTGTAGTAATCTTGAGCATCTTTACCACCTTTTAAGTTTGCCTTTTCAACTTCTTTAGTACCAGGTACTTTAGGATTTGGAAAGCTCCCACCTTTAGATGTTTTTAATTGACCCATCGGTCCAAACTGATTTTTTTCAGCATCAGATAAATTATCACTTTTGTATTTAACACCAAAAGCAACTTCCATATCTTCAAATCCTTTAGTTTCTAAAAGATTATCAAGACCTTGTTTAATTATTTTATCAATGTTTGACATGTTTTTCTTTTTATTATAAATATGTTGTTCTGAGGTAATGTTTTTTGATACGGCTTTAAATTCGTAGTATTTTTTTTTCGGTAACATTTTATACGGTTTTAATTCAGCATCTAATGTTTCGATATAATTTCTTGCGTCTTTGATGTCGTCAAAAGTTTTTACATCAGTAATTTTATTATTAATCCAAGTATTAACAATATAAGTTTGGTTTATCATTTCGTTTAGTTGTAAAATATTTTTATTAATTAAATTTCTTAAATAATTGTCTTGGATTGTTTTCATACCTTTTTCTAACTTACCATAACGGGTTAAATCAAAATTTTTAACTTTAACTATTTTATCTTTTATGTAATCAGCTATTTTAGATAGATACTCAACAACGTATTTCCATAACCAATTTTTACCTTTTACTATATCTTTAAAAAAAGACATAATACTTTCTAAAGTATCCTTAACACCGTCTAGACCGTTGAAAACGTCTTTTACACTGCTATCTAACCCATCACCTAATTCGTCAACATTATCTTTTGCTTTACCATCTACTATTTCTTCTACGAATTTTTTAGGGTCGTTTATAACCTTTGTAATTCCTGTTAATTTTTTAATGTAAAAACTTATTTTATCAGAAACATAACCTAAAACCCCGGTTGATACTATTGTTTTTAACAACCCCAACCAACCATCTCCGATTTTACTTTGAATAAAATCAACTGTTGATTTAAAGTACTGAGCTATTTTAGTTACAACTTTTTCATAAAAATCAATAATTTTTTCTAAACTAATTCCAGCTTTTTGAAATAATTCTTTTGGTACTGATTTTATTTTTTCTATTATTTTTTTGATTTCATTACTAACAGATAAAAGAGTTTCTTCAAATTTTTTCTTGTAACCCTCTATTTTACTTTTATAAGTGTTTAATATACTTTCAAGTAACTTTGGGTTTGTAACTAAATTTTTAATTAGTATTGCAATATCAAAAGGTGA